GAGAGATGAAGTCACCAGTCGTCATCTACAGACGCGGAGACAACATCTACGTCCGGCTCGCCTCAGAGTTCCACACAAAGTTCCAGCAACGAAATGAACCCACTCCAACGCGCAGCAGCATGGCTCAGTAAAGTACCACCAGCAGTCAGCGGCCAGAACGGCCACTCAACCACCTACACCGCAGCCGTGGGCCTCGTCCACGGCTTCGGCCTGTCCGAGGGGGACGCTCTCAGCCTCCTCTCGGACTGGAACCGCTCCTGCCAGCCACCGTGGACCGACCGCGAACTCATCCACAAGATCCGAGACGCCGCCTCCAAACCCCACGACAAACCAGCCGGCCACCTCCTCCATGCATCCGGCAGCCATCAACACACAGACCTCACACGAGTCGTATTCAAGCGACCAACATCCACACCCAACCCCACCGACTCGCAGTTCAAACGATTCCTAGAATCCGCCTTCGCTCCCACCGAAGTCGTCTGCATCTGCGAACAAGTCGAGGACGGCAAACCCAACACCAGCGGCTCCTTCCTCCCAGTCGAGGAATGGATCAAACGCTTCGACGCCCCAGACTCCATCCTCCTTCGCAACGATCGACTCGATGGAGTCTTCGTCCGCATCAACCCCTTCAAGCCAAACCTCTACAGCGGCAGCGACAACGATGTCAGCGCGTACCGCCATGTCCTCGTAGAGTTCGACCAACTCCCCAAGCCCGAACAGGAACAACGCCTCCGATCCTCCGGTCTACCCATCAGCGTCCTCATCGATTCCGGCGGCAAAAGCATCCACGCATGGGTCCGCGTAGACGCATCCTCCCGCAAGGAATGGGACGCCCGCCGCGACGAAATCTACAAGGTCATCCCCGGCGTCGATCCAAAGAACAAGAACCCATCCCGCTTCTCACGCCTCCCCGGCGCATGGCGCGGCGAATGCCAACAGAAACTGTTGGCCACCAACCTGGGCGCAGACTCATGGGAAGATTGGCTCACCAACCGCGAGAGCGAGGAAGACCAAGCCACCATCGTCTCAGTCCGAGACCTCATCCACTTCGACCCAGCCAACGATCCAGACAACCTCATCGGCAACCGCTGGCTCACCCGCGGATCCTCCATGATCGTGTCCGGCGGCACCGGCATCGGCAAATCCTCCCTGATGATGCAGATCGTCATCCGCTGGGCTCTCGGCCTCGACTTCTTCGGAATCACCCCAGTCCGACCGCTCAAGATCGGCGTCGTCCAAGCAGAGAACGACAAGGGCGACCTCGCAGAAGCCTTCCAAGGGGTCGCACACGGGCTTTCAACGACCACCGAGGACATGAAGCGGTTACAGGCTCAGCTTGAGTTCAGAACCGAATCCGTCCGCACCGGGGACCAGTTCCTCGCCTACGCCCGTCGCTTCATCCACCGATCCAAACTCGATGTCATCGTAGCGGATCCGCTCTTCTCCTACTTCGGCGGAGACCTCTCCGACCAAGGCGAGGTCAGCGTGTTCCTTCGCAACAAACTCCAACCAATCCTCCACGAGACCAAGGTCGTCTGGATCTGGATGCACCACATCTCCAAACCCCAACGCAAGGAGAACGCCGAACCACTCACCACCATGGAACTGGCCCACGCAGGATTCGGATCCAGCGAACTCGCCAACTGGGCACGAGAGATCGCCGTACTCCATGAAGTAGGCCAGTCCAAGCCCAGACGCTTCCAGCTCGCCTTCTGCAAACGCGGATCACGACTCCCAGCCAACAACCTCAACCTCCAACACGCAGCCACAGGCATCAAATGGGAACAATGGAACCCCATGGTAATGACAGGAGCACAACTCAAAGAGAAGAAACCGTATTCCAATAAGGCCAAGCGGAGGGACGCGATATGACATACAGAGATAGGTTCGGATCAATGCCCAAGCTCAAGCATGATAAGAACCCGCAGCAGAGCGAAGTGATCAATCACATAGCGGGAGCGATGCAATGTGATACAGAGCGGGCCAGTCGTGTGTTCAATGAACTCCGCAAGCGCGGGATCATTGTATTCGATCGCATCGACCGGGCATGGCACGGCACCGACAACCGCTCAATCCGGTACACCGATTCCGAGCGGATCGAGAGGCTGGAGATCAGGCTCGAAACCCTGGAAACCAAGCACCGCCGCCTGCTCGCCGCCTACCGCGCCCACATCCAACTAGGGGGGTCTCCTTAGGGGGGGTCTCAGGGGCCAATGGGGCACCCCTATTTGGACACTTTCTCCCCCCTAGGGCAACACCCACTATCCCCTCTAAATAGGGGAGAGTCGCCACCCCCATTCCTTGGGCTACTCTGCCCAAGGGGGTGGCGACCCAGTAAACTATCCCGATCACTCGCTCGCTCGCTCTTCCTCCCCTATTTGGAAGTCATCAATTCCGCCGCGAGTGAGGTTGGGAGGCGGGAATGCCCCGCGCTGGAGCTAGGAGGGGTCGCCAGCGCGTCGGAGGGGTGGGGGTGCATCATTTTGCGATCCGGGGTTCGGACGCGCCAGAAACGAAAAGCCCCCGGATGGGGTTCCGGGGGTGGGATTCGGGGAAGCGGGAGGGATGGATGGGAGCGGGAGCGGGGGCCGGGAGCGGCGGGGTATCAGACACCCCCCCCCCCGCGAGATCCCCCCTAGGGGGGTGAGAAAAGGGGGGTGCGGGGTGAGTGGCCTACTCCTTCGGATCCCCGGCGACTTCCTTCCACTTAGACGCAAGCTCTTGGCACTTAGGACATGTGAAGTATGGCATCATAGGATGATGATCACAGGTACAACCCGATCTATCCACAAGCTGATGGCCCACTCTCAGTATGTCATTCAGACGCTTCTCGGCTTTATCAATAAGCCATAGACGCTTCACATCAACAAGGTCCATGAGATCCTTGTTCTTCTGCTCAAGCTCCTTGATTCTATCCCTCAATACCAATAGATCGGATTTGTGGATAAGCTCGTAATCTTCAAACTTCATAGATCACAAGCCTCCTTCGCCACCCCCATCAGATCAGGCTCCACAAGCATCACATGGTAGTCCACCACATGACGCAGATAATGACCCCAGCTACGGAAACCAAGCTCCCGCGCCCGCTCCTGCAACGCCATCAGCAACGCATACTCCATCTGGAAACTCGTCGTCACCATGCACGAATCACTCACCTGGCACCCCCTTCCTCCACAAAGAAGTCAGAGGGGGATTCGCTCATCGTCACCCCGTCAGCCCATGTCAGCGAGCTAAGCGATCCGTTGAAGCGACAGACAATGAACCATTGGCCCACTCCATCACGCATCACCTCGTAGGCTCCGCTCTTCCAATGCACCACGCGTCCAGCAAGGACCGCCGCCTTGATCTCTTCTAGTTTCATTCCTCCTCCAATCCCTCGGTCTGGCAAAACAACGCAATCCCAGCATCATACCCACGCTTGTACGCGGAATAGACCAGCCCCCTGTCGTCATGCGGATTGCGGTAAACTCCCTTGAGGAAACCATCCTCAACACCAGCACGGTAGGAGTCGAGGATTGCGTCGAATAATTGATTGTTCATAGATGGCTCGTTTCATCCACCGCACCATGCGGCGATGGACCCAACCTACCGCACCATCCTCCCCCGCGTCAAGCGGGAATCTTCCGCACCATGAGAAAATTGATGGACGCCATCCCGACCAATGTTCACGGGCCTCCCAAGCGAAATGCGGCAGACCGCACCATAATTCCCAGATCCCAGATTCCGAATCCCGAATCTCGGTATGGCGTATGCCAAGGATAGGACATCCAATGTCTCACCCTGGGGGGATAGGACATCAAATGTCCGATGCCGATATCCTGGCGAACGGGTACGGGTAGGGAAGGAAGGAAGGGAGCGGGAAGCGGGAAGCGGGAAGGAAGGGAAGGAAGGAAGCGAAAACCTGGAGCCCATGGACTGGCCAACTAGGCAACAAAAAGCCCCGCAGGGCGAACCATGCGGGGCGCGAAGGGAACGGGCTTTAGCTATTCAAGGTCGGAGGCTAGTGCCGAGAGAAGCATCAAAAGGAAACAAAGGAAGCACAAGGCTAGGAAGCCAAGGGCACGAAGGAGGGGCTTCACAGCAAAACATGAGCAACGGTTCCATCGGGAAGGGAGCCGGTCACAAATTCCCGTTTCCAAGGGTTATTCGACGGTGGAATCGATCGCTCTTTCCAGTCTTCGGACACAAAACGCTCGAGCAACTGGCGCACGGCCTCACGGTGGACTTCGTCCCCGCTCAATTCGTGGGGGTAGGGTATTGTCAGGCTTCCGCGTTCGCAGGAAGCTTTTATGCGGGCCCCAAGCGTGTTGGTCGGGCCGAGGTATCGGGTGGAGATTGCTTGCATGGCAGGGCGTGGCTCAGGGTTCAAATCAGACCGATGACCAGCAAAACGGACGGACACCCGTGGGGACAAGTCCCGTCGGGCTCCACGATGCATCCCTCCGAACAACAAGCGGGCGCGGTGGCATCAAAGGAAGCGTGGCGCACGAAAGCGAAGACAGAGTCTTCGTTGCTAGCGTCCACGCCCTCGTTTTCGAGGACTTCGGTTGCGGTAATGCGGTAAGGGTTGCGGGGCTTGGATTGTGTGTTTTTCATGGTTTTATCGGGCGTCAATCGCCCGCGCATCCCTCGACTGTCACCCAAGGGATGGCCGGGGAATTCACACGGTCGCTTCGATGAAGTGCCGTTTCCCGGTCCCGTGAACCGGGATGTGGATTGAACGGACCCCGGAACGGGAGCCGGCGCAGGCGAGACAATCCACACAAGGCGTGCCGGACCGATCGCTGGCGCAAAGGGTTTCGATCGAATGGTGATCTAGGTCGGGGGTCACGCGGAATGTGGACCAGCCCATGCTTCTGGCGATCACAAGTTCGGCGGCCGTGTCTACGGAGGCCATCAAAAGGGATCGCCACCCTTGGAGGCTAGGCTTTCGCCATTGGTGGGTGTAGCCGGTCCAGCCCGAGGAAGCGCCCGCAATGGCAAGCGCCAAGGATAGGGGCAAATGAGTCGGGTCCCCGTAAGCGCCAAAACGTACCCGGCGGCCGGAGAAAACAGAAACGGAGGGCAGAGGAAGGTACGCGCCCGCTTTCCACGCTCGCCATATTCCAAGCGGGGCTTGGCCGACGTTGACGTAGCAGGAACGCTCGCCCCCGGTACCGTCGCCCCGGTGTCGGCAGTTTCCACAGATTAGACGGTCCAGACCTTCCCGGATTGCATGGACGGGATCCACAGAACGGACAAGGATCCAAATTTGGATCATGTCTCCGGTTTTGCGGTTATCCGAAGGGGAAGCAAACCCCGTCGCGATGATCACCCGATGGGTGTCTTCGTGGAGAATAAAGCCGTTCACAAAGCACCCCCAAGGATTGCGTCCACTAGGAGCCAGACGATTGCGCCGACGATGAGAGCCCCGAGCGTGAGCAACGCAAGGGCAGAGACTAAGGATTGGAGTCGTTTCATGGGATTTTCTGGCCCCGACAATCGGGGCGCGGGCGGCATGGTGCAACGGAGAGCGACGGAGCGCAACAAGAAAGTTATGGGGACTTTCGGACAAGGGAAACGAGAGGCAAAGGGGGGGGATGGGTGAGAGCCAGGTCGCGGTCGCAAGAAAAGGAAAGGGAAGCCAAGGGAAGGGAAAGGTTGGAAGACCCCGCAGAATCATTCCCGAGGAGAACAGAAAAAAAGCTCTCGAAGCTTGCAAGCTTGGAATCCCATTGGAGCGGGTGGCTATCCTCTGCGGATTCCCGTCTGGTAACGCGGGGGGATGGATTGCCTTTCTACAAAGAAACCCGGACTTCGCTGATCAACTAGAGCAAGCCAGGTTGGAAGGTGAACTAGAACTATCCTCCGTAGTTAGGACATGCGGCCCGGGTTGGCAGGGTAGCGCGTGGCTACTAGAACGCACTCGAGGATATGTAGCTAGGGCGTCACTAGAGCACACAGGAAAGGGTGGAAAAGATTTATCGATAAGCGGAGCACTACTAGGTGCTTTCGGTAATACTAAATGACACCACGGGGGGGGGACGACCCCCAGGGTGGGGGTGGAGGTTCCCTGATACCCCCTCTTCCAACCACCCACAATTTTATGCCTGTCAAGCAAATAAAGCGTAAACGATCTTCATCGTTGGGGATGGGTTCGCATATTCCTGCGTGGAAGCAGCGGAAGATGTTGGAGGAGGCGCAGAGGCTGGAGAATTTCCCTGAGATGATGCTTGGCCTACGGGATGTGTATCCGTGGCAGAAGGCTGTGTTGGGGGCGTTGAATGAGAAGCATGCGAAGGTGGCGTTGAAGGCTGCGAATGGGTCTGGGAAGACGAGCATGGTGGCGGCGAGTGTGGTGATTTGGCATATGCTCCGTTGGCCGGGGAGTTTGGTTGTGTGTACGGCTGGTGTGTATCGGCAGGTGGCGGATGCGTTGTGGCCGCATTTGCGGAAGATGATCAATGGGTTGGGTGGTGAGGAGAATGGGTTTTCGATCAAGGATGGTGAGGTGCGGTATGTGTATCCGAGGAAGGTGGATGGTCAGGAGTTGGTGAGTCGGTGTATTGGGTTTTCGGCTAGTAATCCTGAGAAGGCAGAGGGTTGGCATGTGCAGGGGCCGAGTGGGGATTTGTTGTATGTGGTGGATGAGGCGAAGGCTGTGCCGGACGGGATATTTCAGTCGATGGAGCGGTGT